AAAACTATTTTAGGAGTGCCACAGCTTATTGATAGCAACAAGATAGCGAAGGCAGATAGAGATGACCAAAGAAAAGACTAAGAAAAAAAGAGGAAGACCAAGCAAGAAAGAATTAAAGATTGCACAAGAGAATATTGAAAAAAATGGTATTGCAATAGCTATGGCCATAATTGCAGTATTTCTTTTTATCGGTATTTTTTCTGTTAATGTAAAAGCAGATCAAATCACCTTTAAATTTAAGTCTCCGTCTTTTTCAGGTATCAATACTAGTTCTCACTATCTCACCATTGAGAACCAAGAACACATGCGAAAAATGACAATTAAAGAAGAAATTAAAGCATTACAGGATGAACTTAAAAGAGATGCAGAAAATACAACACTAGCAAGGTTTATTCGCAATCTTGAATCAAGAATTTATGCGCAGATATCAAGACAAATAGTTGAAGCTATGTTCGGAGAAGAACAGTCAACAGAAGGAAGCTTTGAACTAGAAGGCAATATAATTTCTTATAAAATAGAAAATGGCATGATCATTTTAACAATATTTAATACAAATGATGGTACAACCACTGAAATATCTTTGCCTCTCGGCGATTTTTCTTTCTAGCTGTGCAGTCTTTGATGTAGTCAAAGATACACGACCTGAAAGGTTTGAAAGCAAAGGATTAAATAAATATTCTATTTTTGATTTACAATCAGAACAGCTTTTCTATGCAAAGTCTCCAATAATAAAACCAGTAGTAGCAGTTTATCCAACATCATTTCTAGATCAAACAGGACAAAGAAAGAGTAACAGCGAATTTGCTCTTTTTTCTTCTGCTATTACCCAGGCACCTTATACAATATTAATTCGTTCTTTAAAACATGCATCTAACGGTAATTTTTTTCGTGTAGTTGAAAGAGTTGGTCTTGATAACTTAACAAAAGAACGACAGTTAATAAGAAGCACCAGAGAACAATTAGATGATGAAAATGTCCTTTCGCCTTTGCTATTTGCAGGTGTCTTGCTTGAAGGTGCAGTTGTAGCGTATGATAGTAACTTAGTAACAGGAGGAATAGGTGCTAGGTATCTAGGTTTAGGAACTAGCATGCAATATAGACAGGATTCTGTAACTGTGAGTCTGCGTATGGTTTCTGTTGCAACAGGAGAAATACTTATTGAAGTAATGTCCCAAAAAACAATATACAGTTACGGACAGTCAACAGACGTTTTTAAATTCATAGAAATGGGTACTGAACTTGTAGAAGTAGAACTTGGCTCTGCTTCTAATGAAAGCACAACGATTGCACTAATGAAAGCAATTGAGGGTGCAGTATTAGAGCTTATTAATATTGGTTATAAGAGAGGGTACTGGAAATATGAATAAATTATTAAACTTAGTTTTATTTTTATCATTATCAGTTTTTGCAGATAATGAGATTTACGTTGATCAATCAGGCAATTCAGCAAATATTGATCTTGAACAATTAGGTGGATCAAACTTAATTGGTGGAAGCGAAGCAACATCTGGAACAATGACTGCCTTAGATTTAGATGGAGTGTCAATGACACTTGACATTAATCAAATAGGAAGTTCAAACATTTTTAGATCAGATGCTATTGATGGTGATAATTTTACAGGATTTTTTGAATTTGAAGGCGATAGTAATATTATGGATATTCTACTTAATAGTACAGGATTAATTTCTGCAGATTATATTGATTTAAATATTGATGTAACAGGGGGAACTAACCAGATTGACCTTGCTATAGCTGAAAACTCTGATTCATCATATCTTGATCTAGATTGGATTATTTTAGGTGATAGTAATGATCTTGATTTTGATATTGATTATGCAAATGCAATAAATTATGTTGACATTAATGGAAATTCTAACGAGTTAGATTTTAGTGGTAGTGGATATGCTGGAACTACATCTGCAGATTCTGCATATTTTTATTTAGATTTAGATGGAAGTTCAAATGATATTGACATTACGCAATCATCAACGCTTGCAAGAGATTATCTTAAAATTATTAGCAATACTTCTAATTCCACTATTTGTGTCGTTCAAAACGATCAAGGCACAAGTACAAGTTGCTAATATTGGAGATATTTCTGAATTAAGAGGAAATGCGCAAATAATAAGGGATTTACCCTTTGATGCTTTTATAGATTTTGATATACAGAGCAATGATGAAGCTGTAACTACTAATGGTCGTATGGCCATTACGTTTTTAGATGATTCTATTGTTAAACTTACTGAACATAGCCAATTATTAATTAACGAATATATTTATGACCCAAATCCTGCAAAGTCTAAAATGGCTCTTACCTTTGCTCTTGGCACAACCAGATTTATTTCTGGCAGTTTAAATAAATTAGATAAACAAAATATATCTTTAAAAACACCTACAGCAAATATTGCTATTCGTGGAACGGATTTTACAGCTACAGTTGATGAACTTGGAAGAAGTCTTATTGTTTTATTACCAGATAAGTATGGATTTTCAAGTGGTGAAATAGAAGTTATTACAGCTACAGGAAGTGTTATACTTAATAAACCTTATCAAGCAACAACAGTTTCTGTTTTTGAAAGCAATCCATCTAAGCCAGTTACCTTAGATATAACGCTTGATCTTATAGATAATATGCTAATTGTAAATCCGCCTGAAGAAAAAATTAGCGAAGAGGAAACTGTTTACACAAGCAAAAGCAATAGTATTCTTGATTTTAATGATCTTGATATAGATTACCTTGAAGAAGATTTACTTGATAACGAGTCTGATCTTGAATTTAGTGAGCTTGATATAAATTATCTTGATGTTAATTTTCTTGAAGATTTGCTTAATATATTAGATGAATTACAGGTGCAAGAGGAACAAGATCAATTACAAGCAGATGTTGGGTCTGTTCAGTTATCTAGAACAAACTTTGGTCAAGATTTAGATACGCAAATAACAACATTTCTTACTGGAGAGAAATTGACAATATTGCGAAGTGTTAATAGTACAGCAAGAGTAGATATAGATTCAGAAGATAGTTATACAGTTATAATAATCCAGGATGGTATATCAAGAACTATTAAAGTGAATGGTGGGAGCAGTAGTGTAATTAGAATTAGACAAGAAAATTAATGGAGGTGGGTGGTGCTAAACTACTATTTTTGAGGTTTTTGAACTTTGACACCACCCAAAATAAATGAAAAAATCTTTAATAAAGATTAATTCAAATATAACATGAAAAAATTAATATTCATAATTCTTCCATTATTAATTTTACCAATAATATTTCAGACAACATTCACAGAAGTTATAAAGCTAAGAACATTTGATACCTTTGTTAAAAAATATAATGAATCTGGTTTTTTTACTATTCTAAATATAACTGAAGAGGATTTAGCTTCTGAAGGTGGTTATCCTTTACCAAGACAAAGATTAGCAGAGATACATATAGAACTTCTTGAAAAGGGTGCTCTTGGTATAGGTTGGGTGTTAGCTTTTCCTCAACCAGATAGATTAGGTGGAGACGAAGCGTTTGCAAAAACCCTTTGTTTGTACGGCTCTGTGTTAGCTATGTTTGAAGACGGCAGTGGTAATTATCCAAAAACATCAGGAACAGTAATTTTAGGGAATGATAAAGTAAAAGGTATAGAAACGTCTGGTGTTGTAGAAAACATAGATATTCTTAAAGATTGTTCATTTCAAGGCATAGCTATAGCACCAACAGAGGTTGATAATTTAGTTCGTAGAATTCCTTTAATGCTACAAACCCCTGATGGTTTTGTTTCTGCTTATGGAACAGAGGTAATGAAGGTTCTGGCAGGCAATAGCACTTACATTATAAAAAGTAATGATAATGGCTTTGAAGAAATTACAGTTCAAGGTTTAGAACCAGTAAAAACAGATAATTTAGGTCGTAAGTGGATATCATGGGTAAAAACTAAAGAAACTGATTTAAAAAACATGGATGTATCAGGACGTTTTGTATTTGTAGGATTTACTGCTAGTGGTATCATGCCACAAGTAGCAACACCTGTAGGATTGTTAGAGCCACATAAAATACAAACAGCTTTAGCTGAATCAATTCTTATTCCTGATTCTCCAAGTATTCCTGATTGGAGTTTAGCTGTTGAGATCGCTATATTTACGCTTTTTGTAGCTCTCTCATGGCTTGTATTGACTTCTTTTAGCTTTACTTGGGGATTAGGTCTGGGTACTTTTTTAATGCTTTCTGTGGCTTCTGGTGGATATACTCTAATTCAAAAAGGTTTTCTTATAGATGTATCTTGGACTCTAATTTCACAATTTATAACAAGTTCAATAGCATTTTATTTAAGATTTAGAGAACAATACAAACTTAGACAACAAATAAAGAAACAGTTTGAACATTACTTAGACCCAAGACAAGTTGCAGAATTACAAAAAAATCCAGAACTTTTACAACTGGGTGGAGAAAAAAAATATTGTACATTTCTTTTTACAGATGTTCGTGGTTTTACAGCTTTATCTGAAACATTAGAACCAGAACAAGTAACATATATAATGAACAAAGCACTCACAGTTCAACAAAAAGCAGTTCAACAAAATGGTGGGATGGTAGATAAATACATTGGTGATGCGATGATGGCTATATTTAATGCACCTCTTGATTTAGAACATCACGAAACAAAAGCTTTAGCGTGTGCTATTGATATAAAGAATAATATGAAAAAACTTAATAAGGAATTAAAAAAAGAGGGAATTGCGCCTGTACAAATAGGGATCGGAATAAATAGTGGTTTTGCAACTATTGGGAACTGTGGAAGTGAAAATAGATTTGATTATACAGCAATCGGTGATGCAGTTAATGTTGCAGCAAGATTAGAAAGTGGCACAAAAGATGCAGGAGTTGACTTGCTGATTGGTGAAACTACAGAAAATGCTATAGAATTTGATTTAATTCCTTTAAAACCGATAAAGGCAAAAGGAAAAAAAGAAAAATTACAGGTGTATACATGGGATTAAAATTGAATCTTATTCTTGGAGGTTTGTTATTAGCAAGCATTTCTGGGTCAGTTTGGTATATAGACAGATTACAAGATAATATTTCTACACTAAAAGCCAACGCACAGGTTCTTGAAAAAGAAATTGCAGAACAAAACGCTAGAATAAAACAACAATTAGAAAAACAACAAAAAACCCAAGAGCAAATAAATACACTTACAGCAAAAAACCAAGAAGCACAAAGAGAGGTAAACAAACTAAAAAATACTTTTGCAAAACATGATCTTGATAATCTTGCACTTGCAAAACCCAAACTTATAGAAAACATAGTCAATAAAGGCACTAAGAAAGTAAAAGACGAACTTATTGCACTTACAAACCCTAATCAATTTGATGAAACAGATGAAAACAATAATTCATAGTTTTTTTGTTATTGCTCTAACAGGATGCACTTCGTTCCCCTTAATACAAAGTAAACCTGTTGAAGTTGTAACAATCGCAGAGCCGATGCCAATGTATCATCCTCCACTTCCAATGGAAGTTCAATTAGTGGATATTGATTGGGAGATACTAACTCCAGAACTAATGCAAGAATATCTCAATCAGATTGACAATGGCTCTGCACCTGAAACTGCATACTATTCTTTAACTTCTAAA